ACTCTCCTTTATTAATTGTTTAACTAAACTATTTACTGCCATAATCTATCTCCTTTCACCCAAAAAATGATTCTAATGAACTCATATTCTCTGATTTCCACCCGATAACATCCAATATATTTTTAACTGGCTGTAAGAATGATTTATCAAATTGTAAATCGTAATCAATATACTTCTCTAAACCAAACTCACTCGGCAAGACGGTTGCAATAGCAATCACATTCTCACCGAGTATGTTTGGCTCTTTCAAATATGCAAACTTAATCTTTTCACCATCACGGATTAACTGATACTTCTTTGTTAAATTTCTCTCCTTGAGTTGATGGTTATATAGCAACGTGCCTCTAACGTGTATAGGTGTTGCCTTAACATAAATGTCTTTAGAAGATTTATACTTACTAAGTCCTTTGACACCTCTAGGAAAAGCAATGTCGCTGAAACTTAAAGTTTTAAAAATCTCTCTATACTCTTCAATAGTTTTTATTACTGTCTGCTCGTCTGTATTGATGATTGTTCTTATCAACGATTGAATGTTCTCCCTACACCATTGTGGAGTAGAACTTCTAACACTCTCAATACCCATAATTTTTAATTTAGGTTCTTTGTATCTTACACCCTCAGAATCATATACATTTAAAATGTATCTTTTCTTAGCTGTCCAAATACCTTTGTCAGCAATCGACTCTCTTTTCATCACCATCTTTTGCTCGTATGAATTTACATACGAATGAAGAACTTGATAACACTCGCTAATATATGGTTCAATCTTGTCCTTACACATTTTGTCCAAGAAGGGAATAACCTTTTCAGTCTCAGCTCCCTCTCCCCACACTTCATCAACCAGCTTATCAAACGTGATGTATATGCTGTCCGTATCCGATGCGATAACATAATCCGTTTCTCCTGTTTTAAGTAAATCGTTGATGAATCTATTTATATACTTTTCAATCCATCGAATCGACAACTGGCCCGACATGGTAATTGCTTCAGCCTGTTCGGGGGAGTAATATAAGAAATACTGATTTGCTAACGCACCATAAGCACTATTAAGAAGAATCTTCTTAGCCATCTGGACATTATTAAATTTTGATATATTATTTACAACCTCTTCTTTATTTTTGTAATTACCGTCTTCTAATCTCTGCTCCTCTTCAAGCATTTTCTTTTTGTAAATAACTCTTTCATCATACATGGACTTCATCAACTTTGGTAGAAACCCTTGGCGTTTTGTAGAGAAGTGCTGACCATTCGGAGTCAAGGTCATATTCATTTCTTTGAGATATTTTGTATCTAGTCTTTTCTCTAGTAAACCATTAACACCATCATTATACTTAATCTTTAAAACCTCATCGTGTGACATCATTTCTGGACTAATGTTATACTGCTGAATCAAATGTGGATAAAGTGAATTCAAGTCAAACGATACAACCCATTTGTGCAATCCAATATGAGGGTCTTTTACATATCCACCTTCAATACCCTTTGATTCACCTCTATGGCGATTTTGTGGTACAGCAATATTCTGGTCTTTCAAGAAATTGTAAATAATCGTTTCCCAAGTTTTTACGGGTGAAAATACATCCTCAAAATTAATCTTAGATTCGTAAGCTATGGTTATGATTAAATCCAACAACTTCATTTTATCGTCAAGTTTCTTTACAATCTCAACGTCTTTGATGTTATATTCAATAAACTTCTGATAATCTGTCTTATATAAGTCATACCCTTGAACTATCTCATCTTTGACTTTACCCATACCCAGCTCAACTTGGCCAATATAGTCCAGACGATATGATTCACGAACTTTATAGGTATACTTCTTATATAAGTCAATATAATCTAATGTAGATATACCGATAATAGTATAAAACATATTATCTCTACCAGCTATAACTACATTCCTATCAACTACTCTGTTTATAGGAGAAAGATACTTATATTCAAGGTTAAGATATTTAAGTCTATTGACGATATAGGGGATATCAAAAAACTTACAATTCCAGCCAGTAACAATGTGTGGCGGATTATCTTTCCACCAATCTAAGAAGAGCTCCATCATTTCTTCTTCATTGTCACAACGAAAATATTTAATAACTTTTTCGGGATCGTTTGGAGTATATTCACCTGTACCAAAAACATAATAAACATCTGTAATGCTATTATGAATGGTCAAAGATGTTACGGCTGCGTTCGCCAATCGAATATCAGGAAAGCCATCATCAGACGCAACTTCAATATCAATCGTATAAATTAATATTTTAGATTTGTCCCATTGGACACCTTCAGCGTATTCTTCGGATAGATATTGAAAGACATAATTCTTATTGCCATAAATTTTAAAATTACTAACATTATCGTACTTGTCAAGAAAATCTCTGCACTCTTTTATTGAGCCAAAGGTAACATCACCTAAAGGTTTATTATCTAAACTTTTAAATGTTGATTTTTCTTTTGGAGCGGTAACGTATAAGGTTGGTTTAAAATTTATTGTTTCAGAATATTCCTCACCTTTGTTATCTATTTCACGCACATAAATCTTGTTAAAGACCTGACTAGCATAAGTATAAAATTTCATAGTGTATATATTATATCAAAAGAGGGTTTGTAATACAAGGAAGAAGTTATGAGATAATACCCCCCGTATCAGTAGGCACAACAATACCTGAGCCATATATACGATTATACTCATTTGTAATCGTAGCACTCGGAGTAGCTGTTAAATGAATCTGATCTTCTTTTAATGTATACTCTTTATCTTCGGCATATGGTAGCCATGGTTGGAAAGCTATTTGCTCTTTGCTCACGGGAATCATTACAACAGGATTTTTTATTATATTTTTCTTTTCATCATAATCACCAATAAGCTCTTCACCGCTTGTCATCTTCACAATTTTTACATTCATCATCATTCTCCTTTTCATTTTCAGTTGGTTCATCAACCCTTCTATCTAACATATTACCTAATGCACCACCAACAGCATTCACTGCTATATCAACAGCGGTAGCACAACCAGTAATCATAACAAAACATACACATAAAAAAATATTCTTAATCATAAAGCAAAATCATCATCCTTTATTTCAAAAGGTTTGTCTTTTGGCTCTTTTGTGGTTTTAATAGAAACATTACCAATTGTATACTTAGCTTGTAAATCCCATTCAGCCTTTTCACTAAATGGTAAGATTTTCATTTGACGAATTGAAGTAGTTGGTTGTGCCTTTTCGGGTGAAACGATTTCAACCAAATCCCATTCGTTTAAAAGATTTACAACTGTATTTCTACGTTCAATATCATTTTCGGAAATATTGGTAGGTTTTCCATCAAGAGCAAAGAGCTCTTTGAAATGAACAATATAATATTTTCCCTGCTTGTGGAGTATATGGCAAGATTGAAATAATTTCTTTTCTCTGCGTGAAGCTATTCCAATTCGTGTGAGGGTTTCTTTAACTTTCAAAAAATCATCATCTTCTTTCAATCGAACTTCTATCATGTCTTCGATTGACCATTTAACATTCTCATTCATTTTGTGTTCCTTTCAATTCAGCTAAAATAATAGATATAATACATAATATAGTTATTTATAATATTAAGAACTACCACCTTTAAATAGTTTATTTCGTATGTTTTTAATATCCTTGTAAGATAAGACTGACAAGGCGGTAATACATTTGTCTGTACTATACTTATAATACTCTTTTACAATTTCCATGTTTTCATATTTCTTACCCTTGACCCAATACTTCTTTTGTCTCTTTTGTTTTGGTACGGCTGCATTGATAAAGTCATAATGACCTTTATCACTTATATCAGGGTATCTATTCAACTCATTGATATAGTGAATCAGGTCATTGTGATATGACAAGGTTCTGTTAAGAAGAAACTGCTTGTAATCTTTTCTCTCAGGAATTTCAGAATCATATTTTTCTTTTGTAATCAAATCATGTGCATACTCAAATGGATTCATTTAGTCTTCCTCTTCTTTAGGAGGTTCATCAGATTGCCAATCTCTAAAATGTGCTTTCAATGTTTCATCGTATGGATTCCAATGAGTGCCTGGCCTTGGTAACGAAGCTTTCTTTTTCTTAATCTTCTTTTTAGGTCGTGACTCCATTCGTTCAAACATATCCTCAGGGCCTGCCATGTGGTCTGGACGTTCATGGTCTTCACCAAATTGACTTCCATACCTTCTATGAAACTCTTCTTCATCTTTTATATCCTGTTGCAACTTTCTTTTTTCTTCCTCAGCATCATCAAGAAATCTATCTTTATATTTACTCATTCGCTTACGAAATTCATCAACCCGTTTTTTCTTTTCTATCTCTTCATCTTCATCACGATTTTCATCTATCTTATTTCGTTTTTCAACAATTTCTTGTTTAATCTCATCGGGCATATTATCCCACTTACGCATCAATGTCATATTAAGATTGTGGAATATACGATTATATAAATCTTCATCTTCTATTGCTGAAGCTAACGCTAACACCAATGAAAATGTTTTATTTAAATCCTCAACATCACCAACATAACCTTCATCCGTATTCTCTAAATCGTGACTGACCAATTCAATAGAGCCATCATTTCTAACTACTAAGGCACTATCATCAATGTTCAATTTAATAAAAAGATTCCCGTTCTTATCAAACTTGTTTTCATCAATAGGATCAGACTCCTGTTTAGCCTCTTCTTCAGGCTTATTATCACCCTTAATCAAATCGCTAGGTGTGAGTGGTTTTTTTGGTTTGTCTTTTTCTTCCATCGTTTTACCCCCTTTACATAATTTATTTATAATACTCAAAAGGTGTCCCATGAAACTATTTAACATAGTTATCTTTCATTACATTCCATGGCAAAACAATCTCTTTAAACAGCTGTTCATAATTAAAATATACATCATCATCATTTTTATTTCCAAACAAAGAAAAAAAAGTATAATCAGGGTTTTGAATAAACTGTGGTAACTGTTTAATAGCCCTAAAACTATTACCTGTACCATAGTTAATATCTACTACAATCAATCTAGGGAACAAAGGGCAATCTTTAGGTCTTACACTCTCATCCTCTGTATAATTTATTAGCCATCTAGCTTTATCATCCTCTACTTTAACTATACTCAAAGGGCATTTCATTACACTACTCAAATGAACAGCCATAGGAAGACTACTACTATAAACCCCTACTATATGGGGGTTTTTAACCTTTGAGTGCCTATGAGCAAGATCAGAAACATCTTTGTAATACTCATCATAAAAATACTTGTGTATATTCATAAAACATTCCTGTTTGTAAGATTTAACATTTTTGCCAATACAACCATCTGTTGAGATAACATTTTAACTTCTGGTGATTTTGACTCTAAATCCATTATATGATCTTTTGAAATAATAGATTGAAGTAACAATTCAAAGTTAGCTCTTTCTTGAACCCATTGGTCAATAGTTGTAGAAGCCTCAAAGAAACGCTTACCACCAATGGCCTTAGATTCATCATAGAACTTTATAAAGTCTATCAGAATACTCCTAATCAAAGCAGACCTTGACGATTTTAGTTCCAGTGCTATCTTTGATAGTTTGTTAACAATTTCATGTGAAACCCTGTATTTACCAAGACGAATATATTTTCCGCTCTTATCTGTATATTGATCGACAAATTCTACTTTGTCTTGTACAGCATCAACTTTAGGTACACCACGTTGGCCTGATTTTCCTCTTTTATGTTTATTCATATAAACTCACAATTCATCATTAGTTCAGTTAAACACGCAACCATATTGATTTCTTGGTCAGCAACAAACGCAGACTTGTAAGAGTAATCAGCTATAGTCAATACAGCCTGTGGCACACTTCCTTTATCCAGTTTTGTAAATGCAGAGTCATAAACTTGACGATACAACCTCACATGGTCATTATCAATATTTTGTGCAACCCACTTACGCATCTTAGTAAAGTCTTTATGCTTTAGAAAATTTATAAGCTCATCGAAATTTTCATTTGATGAAGATTTCAAAACATTAGGGTCAATAGTTCCACCTATAGAATGTTTTTGTAACTCATTCAACACCCTACGAAAATCAGGAAAGAACTTTACAACCAGCTGTGCAACTACATCTGGTTTATATTTTATTCCCTCACCATCTAATATACTTAGTACTGCAGCTGAGAACTTCTGGGCAAGTTCTGGCTTTTCTTCTTTTGGAATCTGAAAATCCACGACAGAACACCGTGAATGTAACGCTGGGATAATTCTATTCTTGTAATTACAAGTAAAAATAAAACGACAGTTATTTGAAAACTCTTCTATCAAACCACGCATTGCAGGTTGGACGGAATCCTTGTTCATATAATCTGCTTCATCTATAATGATAACCTTCTTGCCGCCGGAAAGACTTACGGTTGAAGCATAACTACTTATAGTAGTTCGCAGAGTATCAATCATTCTGCCTTCATCACTTCCATTAATCATCAACCAATCAGTTTTGAGCTGGTTGCATAATGCTTTAGCAACCGTAGTCTTTCCGACGCCCGATGTGCCGAATAATAGGAGATTCGGCAACTCCCCCGATTCAACAATCGACTGGAAAATATCTTTTGTTGAATCAGGTAGTATACAATCTTCAATCATGTCTGGCCGATACTTCTCAACCCATAATATATTATCTTTCATCACAATCCTCTCTTAAATAAAGTTAGGGCCAACAGTCCAACAAACTATGGAATATCTTACTCCTTTCGTTACTGGCGTTACTCTATGCCAATCTCTGCTATCAAATACAATAACAGTACCGACTGATTTGATATCTTTCTCAATATCATGGTCTTTATCTTCATAAGGTTTATCACCATTATAAAATTGTAACAAGCCACCATCATACTCGGTATCATCTGTTAAAGAAAAAGTTAAAGATAATTTTCTGCCTTCATTAGCTAAATCTTGTGGTGAAGCATCCTGATGCCAATCATAATGACCACCATCCTGATATCTAGCAAATTGAATAGCTTGAAAGTAATCTAACTTATATTTGAAAAACTCTGCATTTGCTTGTCGAATAAAACCCCAAACTAAATCATTCATCAAGTTTTCTCTATCAGTAATAAAACTGACAGCTGTTTTTCTTGCTTCATGTTTAGTTTCAGATTTATCATCACTCTCAGCATCAGATACATCAGAGTAACCAGATTTAATAACAGACGCATCTTCAAAATCAGAATTTTGCAAACAATATTTTAAAAGACGTTTACACTCATCCTTTGGTATTGCCTGTGGAAATATGTAGAAGGCCATACCTACTCACCATAATCAGAGTTAGCTTCCAATGCAATCCAATATTCCAATTCAACATTTGCATCTTTATTAACGAAATGAGAAATACCATTTGCAATAGTAACATCATAGTCGCCGGGAATAATCTTCAAGTTATCTTTCTTAAAGACAATATTGAATTTCTTTGTAGCACCAGTTCCTACTTGTACAGAATAATCATTTGAAGTATCATTATTCTTATTGGTAGCATACAGATACAATCCTTGAGACTTAGGACAACTCTTCAATCCAATATCAGCAAGTTTAAGTACATTTGCCTTTTTCATAATGTCTTCAAGCACATCATTCTTCAACTCAAACTTGATATCACTCTCAGGCATATCAATGTTTTTCTCGGGCGGTGTTACAACCAAAGAGGGCTCTGCATAAAAGTATTTACCTTTACCAGAACTATCTTTCATAGTCATTGATGCATCATTAAATTCAAAGTCAGGCTCCGACATAGTAGAATGAAAACCAATGAATGTAGGCAAATCGTAGATTGCAAAATCCTTTGGAAAGTTTTCTTTCACTACTGCCCTTGAAAGAATATTCTTCAATGCAGAAATGGTTTTGATCTCATTCCCTTCTTTAATAACAATAGACTGATTAATTTCAGAATAGTTTTTCAATACATCCATAGTGCCTTTACTTATTTTCATTACCAATCTCCTCTTCAATAGTTACATTACCAACAGTTTGTTCTGGCTCTTCGGGCAATTT